TCACTGCAAGTACTTTAATATATCCATCATTACTAGGCATATCCCATAGTAATGTGTAGTTGTTTTTCAGTATAGAATACTGTGGAACTACCTGTTTAAGTGTTCCTTTTTTACTCTTCTTGACACTTAGGTAGTCTCTTGGTGGTTCTACACCATTCGTTGCATTAGAGACGACGCTAGAGGACTCTGAAGGCATCTGTGCAGTCAATGTGGAGTGTCTTAAACCATGTACTTTGATTCTAGTCCTTAGTACATCCCAATCACATTGTAACACGTTAGGTATGATTGTGTCAACCTCTTTCTTGTACGTATCAATAGGTAATATACCCTTTGAATACTTAGTCTTGTGGAACCAATCACATGGCCCTTTCTCGGATGCAATTTGATTAGATGCTTTAAGTAGTTCGTACTGGAATCTTTCTGATAAATCATGCACCAATTGATGTGCTTGTGGGTCATCATACTTGACCTTGTTCTTTGCAAGGAAATGTGCAAGACCAATGTAACCTATTCCTAGGGAACGTCTTGCTTTTGTTGATACTTCAGCTGCTACGACTGGGTACTTTTGATAGTCTATTAGTTCTTCCAACCCTCTAACTGCAAGGTCACATAGATTACTAAGTTCATCTAAGTTCTTAATAATACCTACGTTAACTGCAGAAAGGATACACAACGCAATCTCACCTTCCCCATCGATATGACTGATAGGGTCGGTGGGTAGTGTTATCTCTTGACATAAGTTACTCATGTTAACCTTGTCGATAAAACTACTGTGCGTATTGCAATGGTCGATATTCATAATGTAAATACGGCCAGTCTCTGCTCTTTCTTTTAATAAACTTGTAAATAATTGTCTTGCACCAATCTTCTGTTTAGGAACACTGGTTGCACGTTCGTACTTCTCATAGAGTTCATCAAACTCGGGTGTTCCAAATGCTTCATATAATCCAGGCACACTATGTGGACTGAACAATGTGATGTCTTCATTCTTTAAGAATCTCTTATAGAATAGTTCTGATAACTGTATAGAGTAGTCTAGTTTTCTTACTCTGTTGTCTTCTGTACCTTTGTTGTTTTTGAGAACAAGGATGTCTTCGATTTCTTGATGCCAGATTGGAAAATGTACCGTGGCACTTCCGCCCCGTACTCCGTTTTGGGTGCAGCTTCGAACTGTGGCTTCAAACTTTTTAAGAAATGGTATGACTCCAGTATGTTGGACTTCACCCCCTCTAATTTTACTACCAATTCCCCTAATTCGTCCAGCGTTGATTCCAATTCCAGCTCTCTGAGCAACGTACTTACCGATTGCCATGTCACTTGAGAAGATGGAGTCGAGGGTGTCTGCGGAATCGACGAGAACGCAACTTGCAAACTGTCGAAGTGGTGTTCTGACGCCTGCCATAATGGGTGTGGGTATGTTGATTTTAAATTGTGATATTGCATCGTAGTATCCTCTAACATAACTTAATCTATTCTCTCCGTAATCTTTAAATAATGTCATTGCAATCAACATGTACATGAACTGTGGTGTCTCAAATAATGTGTTGGATGACCTGTCTTGAACCAAATACTTGTCTACTATCTGTTGTAGACCTGCGTATGTGAAGTCTAAATCTCTTGTGTGTCTGATAAACTTGTTACACTGTTCTATATCATCTTCTGTGTAATGTGTAAGGATGTCTTTATCATACACACCATTTTTGATGTTTCTTTGTATGATGTCTCCAAGGGGTGGATATATTTCACTGTCTTTCCATCTAGTGTTAAATACTTGTTTCTGTACACCGTATAGTAATAATCTTGCAGCCACGAACTGATAGTTTGGGGACTCTAGTGATATCAAATCACTTGCAGACTTAACTAGAATCTTTTGAATGTCACCTGTGGTGATACCATCATAGAACTGCAGTCCACTGTTCATTTCTACAGAAGATTCACTCACACCTGTAAGACCTCTACATGCTCTTTCTACCATTCTATGAATCTTATCTAAATCAATGTGTCTCTTTGACCCATCTGACTTAATTACTGTAACCTGTGCATTCATATCTTCTTGTACTCCATTAATTTTAGTTTTGCTGAAAGACCTTCAAACGTACAAGCATTAATGATACCTATTATTTCACTCTGAGTCATTCCCTTCATTATCATATCATTGATATCCTTACAATCTGCAACGGACTTATCGTCCCATATACAAACAGAATATCCCAACTCAATAACCTCTTCTAGTTTCTTGAGTATCTCTCCATTACGAGGCTCGTTATCATAAATGATAACTGCATTAGGTTTTATACCATCGTCTATCTTCTTAAAATCACTACCCCCGACTGCGATGCTGTTAGGTAGGAATAAACTATCTATAGGCCCTTCAGTCACATAGATGGTTTTTGTTTTGTCCACATTTTGTATGTTATAGATGAGTGGGTCGTCATCTAGGAACCTCATAGTTAGGTATCTAAGAGGTGAGTCATTGATTGCTCTACCACTGATACCAACTAGTTCCCCATCCTCTCTAAAGAACGGTAAAACGATTCTAGGGTCGTTACCAAGAACTCTGTCCTTATACTTAGGTGATAAGAGACTTAGTGTCTGAGCCGATTCTACGAACCATAAATCATCGATTTTATTGTCGGGAACCTTACGTGCTTGTAAGTATTCTCGTGCAACTATCTTCTCCTTGGCGGGGAACATTATTGCAGACAAATCGACTTTAATCATATTTAGTAATTCTGTTTTTGGAGTGAATTTGAACTCATTGGAACTGGGCATCTTATGATTAGATGCATGTTTCTTAGGTTTTCTTCCACTCTCGGTTAACCATTCTTTTATATACTCTTTATGTAGTACAGGAAAATGGTCTTTCAAAAAGTTGACACTGGATGTGGATTTACCACAATTATGACACTTGAATATGAAGCTCTGCTCTATTGCAAAGTGATATCCTCGGGCCTTATGTTTGTTTTTTGAAGAATCACCGCAGTATAAACATCTGTGATTCAACGTTGTATCGCCTTTCCATTTTGCAAGTTCTAGAGAACTTACACACATTGAAAGATATTTTCTTTCTAACCATAGCATACATCCATTATACATGGATATATGCTATTTTACAAGGTGGTTTTTACTCTATTTAAGCGTCGATTAGGGTTTGAACTCGTGCAAGTTCAGTGTCCCAAGCAGCTTTAGACGTATCGTAAGATGATTGTGCTAAAGTTCTACCGTCTGTTCCTTCTGCAGGAGCTCCAGTCATAGTAGGTTCTGTTGCAACTAGTTCTGCTTTGAATTCAGCAAGAGTCATGTTTTCTGATATGGCCATTATACTTCTCCTTCGGTTTTAGGTGTCATTGTTTCTTCGTGATGTTCGTCAGCAAGTTCATGGTGCATATCTTCGATATGTTCATCATGTTCCATGTTCATGTGTTCTGTCCAAGTGTTTGACCAGTCATTTTCTTCTGTTCTCATCCACTCATCTGCAACTACATCATAGTTTGCATCTGTATCGATGTTAGTAGCCAAGTTATACTCGTCTTCGTCATCGCTGTTTGGCATCATCCAACACTGGTAGATACAATCCCAATAAGCTTCTTCACCAAACCCTTCTGGGCATTCGTGTGTAGGTGTTTCGGGATGAATGTAATCACCTTCAGTACACGGTGTGTATACTATAGAGTAATCTTCAAATTTTTCTTCTTCGTGTGGTATGTTACCAAGTGAGTGTTCGATATCTAATAACATTCCTTTGATGTCATACAACGTCTGTGTAATTTTTAGACGTGGGTCTAAGTGTTTATCTTCCATTTTATTTCTCCAAGAAATGTTTTTTGTTATAAGTTTATTTAGGACTTTTGCAAGTTCTTCAGCTTGCTTTTTGGTACTTGAAGCACAATTCTTTGTGTTTCTCGTAACTTTTTAGTATTGCCTTTACCTTGTATCAGTCCTAAAGATGTTACCAGTAATAATATTGCCAGCGGGTCAAATACGAATATAAGCATGTAAATTACCCATCTTACAGCGTTGTCAAGGTACTTGACAGCATTCTCCTGTCCGTATATTACCTCTGCAATGTACTTAATTGGGCCCACTTCACGTTCTAGTGTAAGTATAATCTGTTTACTTTCAAACATTTCGTCCTTATACCCATCTATTATATCATATGATTGGTCTATCAACAAGTTGAATTCATCTGTTTTTACAATCAGTTCGTCTACATCTCCAGTAGATGACTGTTGTAATCTCTTAATCTCTACGTTAGCACCGTCAATAGTTTCCTGTGCTTGTGACCTGTAGTTGTCTATGTTACCCTGTTGTTCCCCAATGTCGTCTCTTATCTGTTCTCTCTGACCGTTCTGTTGAGTGAACAAGGTGTTTGCCTGTGCAACGTAATCTATGACCTCTAACTCGTCCTGTGAGAACACACCACCCTCTTGTGTAGTGATTGTCTCGACACCCTTGACTCTTAGTTCATTTACTGCAGTATCTAAGGTCGTTAGTTGACCTCTAAGAGATGTTATTTGTCCCTTTGCATAGTCAATGTCACCCTGTACTCGCTCCCATGAGCCGTCTCTAATCTCTTCCTGTTGGGTGATAGACGCACTTACATCTATCTTAGACCCACTAAGATTCTCAATCCTATCTTGATAGGTTATTATCTTATTCTCTTCTCTTGCTATCTGTGACTCGATACGTTGTACTACTGATTGTGCTTGTGCAGTGTCACCTGTTGTTTCTGAATGTGCTTTGGATAGGTAACCGAATATACCAAGGGATGTAATGAACATGAGAACAACCACTGAAAATACTAGGTAGTACTTCATGTAGTTTAGTTTGTCCCATGCAAGGTGTAGATAGGCTGCAGTTACAACCTTACCGAACTCTAAAGCACCTGCCATGATTACGATACCCATGAAAGCACCAGCAAATATAGTTGCAAGTCCTAACACTGAGAAATATGCAGCGATTGATGCAATTCCTAGGGACGTAATTACCGCGAGGTAATTCAAAAATCTATCCATAATTTACCTTTTTATGTTTCTACGCAAGAGTTGAAATAGTGCATGGGGTTCATACTTCTTATTTCTCTTCTTGTAACCAATGCTTGATGCATCGGTTGAAACAGCTGCTCCAGTTGCGTTAACTGGTGCATCTTCACTTAGGTTGTCTTCAACCATTTTCTTATTCATGTCAAATAGTGTACTAATATACGTCATTTTCGGTTACCAATACCCTGTCTTCGTTGAGTCCGTTCATATAACCGATATACACATCAATCCCGAAGACTTTCGAATGATGTTCGGCTATTACGATTTCTGTTTTGTGAGCGTATTCTTTATCTAAGACTTCAAGTCTTCTACGTAAGTTGTATGTACCTACCTCTAGTTTACCGACTGACATGGATTCTTCTAGAACCTCTCCATCTATCTTACCTAATTCCTTTAGATGACGATAGAACTTTTCACATAGTTCTTCCATTTGGTTTTCGTCCATCTCATTTGATTCTTTTAACATGAGTAATGCAACAGCGTATGATGCAAATTGGGATTTACCGAATGGTACCTTGTTTATTATTTTCTTTAGATTGAATACAAGTCTGTGTAACGGTGTTAGGGAAGATTTCTCTGCAGAAGTTTCGGGGTTGTTGGGGATAGACACACCTACTTCATTGTCTATCATTTTGATTCGTGTCCCTTTGTTATCAATGAACCCGAATTTGTATGCCTGCATTTTTTCCCAAGGTGTAGTTAACATCTTGAGGATTCTAAAAGTTATTAGCGTATCTACGATTCTCATATATCTATTTAGGTGATTTTAAAGGTGGAGCTCCCAGTCTGATTCGAACAGACCACCTAATGCTTACAAAGCATTTGCTCTACCGAATGAGCTATGGGAGCTTAGAGGTCTCTTAACCTTTGTACAATTTCATCATCTAGGGGTAAGTCTGACTTAAAGTCCTGTGTGATGTACTCTAGGTATAATAAGAGGGTTTTAATTGAAGACCAATACCTATCTTCCTTAATTTTAAACTCCAACATCCTCATACATGCATCGTATCCAAAGACATTGAATAGACAAATAAGGTGATTGAGTAGTAGACGTTCCCTTAGTTCACCACTTTCATGGTATCTAAATAGAAGTCTCTTGAGGTATCTAAACCTGCGTAAGTCCTCTTGGAAGTCTTCCATGTCCTCACACTGAGGGTCATCGTAATGCTTCAGTGCAAATGCTGAAAAGTTTTTGGCTGTTAGTTTATCAAAAAGACTCATAATGTAATATAAAGTTAGTTGGTCTACCTTTATTTAGTAGACGCAACTAAAAGGTTTTAGACCAAAGAACCGTATACTTTGTAACTGTTGTTCTGTAGTCGTTCGTATTTCACTTTTAGTGAAACTGTTTTTTCTTCTTTTTCAAACTCATCATGTGGAGTATCAACGGTCTTACCGAAAGATTCCCCATAGAGAGAGAAAGATAGGTCAAACTCACCACTTTCATTGAATTCCATGTCATATTCATTACATGTTAAACCCAATTGACCGAGTTTTGCCTTCATTTGTTCAACAGCAGCGTTAGGATTCATGTATTCTGAAGAAGCAGTATGTCCTAGAATTGCATTTATCTTAGACTTAACAACAGCATCATCTATATTGTGAGGAACGTTCTCTGAAGAAAGTCCTGCTGGGGATGTACTGTGTTCTACCATAAATTCGTTGAATTTTTTCATAATTTTATCCTGTTATTGCAACACCAACACCAAGTACTTCTGCGTGAGCAGCGAATACTTCATGGGTGGAGTCTTTCTGAATGATTTCAGATTGACCACCACCTAGTGTGAATGTTCCTATTAAAGTTGGTGACGCATCACCAGTTTCTATTGAGACTAGTCTTGCTGTTGTGCCTGAGTTTACAACTCTCACTGCAGTTGAAACTGTGAAGTTACTACCGTTAGTCGATGAAACTCCACAAGCTGCTTCTGAACCTAATACTCTAATTTTCATCTGATTATGCAACCGCTGTTACGTTACCAGCTGCAGAACCGATTCCTGCTACTGAAGTGATAACCGATACTGTTGCAATACCTTTATCTTTAATCGTTCCACCTGCTAATGCTAATGGGTTTGCACCAATTACTAGTACATCATTGGCTGCGATTGCAGCGTTGGCTGCACCGTATACAATTGAGAATGTAAGTTCGTTAGTTCCAGTTCCACTTGCATATGTAAGTGAATGTGGGCCTCTACCTGTTCCAGCACCTTGGTTTCCGTTAGTTACTGATAAAGTAGGTGTACCTGTTACGTCAACTGCTTCGTTGAATATAACTTTTGCAGATAATGTTCCACCTGCTGATACGTCCCATGCTGTAGATACCCAATCGATATCCGTAATGTTCGCTGCCCCAAGAGCAGTAGTAAGTGCTGAACTTGACCATGCAACTAATGTTTCAGTCAATGTTCTACTTCCTACGATTTTCTTAAGTTCCCAGCCGTGTGGTTTTGCTGATGTGTTGGTTTTTTCAGCATCTGATAACCAGTTAGGTTTAGATTCTGTACCACTTGTATGTCCCCAAAGTGCCATGATTTTCTCCGTTTTTTTCCGTTATTTAGCAACCTTCAACACTGCGTCGAAGGTCTTTTTAAAAGATTTTATATCTTTTTGTAATAGTCGTGAGTATTTATCTCTTAAGGCGGGCTTAACAGACATTAATGCCTTATAAACTTTTTCTGCATCCGTATGCTTCACCTTCAACTTTTTCATATCATCTGTTCTTACTTCTGTATCTCGTTTAGTGTCCATCATTTTGGATAACTGAACTAATACATTTGCATCGGGTCTTAATTGCATACCCTTTGCTTTCGAGTTAAAAGCATCGATTGCTCTATCGATAACCTCGTCCTCTTGTGCTTCTGAATACTTTCCACCAGCCATTGTACTGATTTTCTCTATCGCTGCACGCAATTCTTTCTCTGATTTTGCTTTTGATACTGCACGTGCAATTTTCTTATTGCCACCGTCACTCATCATTGCAAAGTCTGAAGACTTCTCCATTATGGCACTAGTCTTCTTTGCAGCGTCTTTGATATATCCTAACTTCTTAAGTTTTTCCTTAAAAAGTGAATATCTTGCATCGCCCTTTACGCTCATTATTTACTCAAATCTGATTGTTTCATTGATGAAGGGTCACCATATGATGATTTTCCTCTTGCCACTCCATCAAAGTCATTGAGTTTCTTCTTAGTTCCATGCATAGCAACTATTGTATAACCTCTGTGCATACCTTTGTTACGTGTATCCATGGTAAGCTTTAGACCCATCAATTTTGCAGATTGTTCGAATTTCTTTTCTTCGGGTGTTGTCATACCTTTAACTCTGTAAAACATTATAGCTTCGTCAATAGACTCTTCAGAGATAGTCTCTTCTTTCATACCCATGATACGTTGTGCAAGACCTACAAGTTTTTTAACATCGGACTTTTCCATGTTTGCTTTGTTCTTGTCATTTACCTTTTCGTATGCTTGAGTGATAACACTTGCAGTGAACATGTCTACCATGATTCCACCGATTTTCTTTGCACCCTTAGTCTTAACGATTTCTTGAAAAGCAGGTATTAAGTTCTTACCTTCTTCAAGAGATTCTCCCTGCTCTGCTATGTATGATTCGTTTGCATATCGTAATGCTTGTTTGACATCTTTGTTGTCTCTTACTGCTTTACCGAAGAACTTTTGTATCTCTTTCCCTGCTATATCCATAGCACCACCCATGTCAAGTGCAACTTCAATTGCTTTCTTAACTTGTGGGTCTGTAATCTTGTTTCTTCTAAAGTACGTTGCAACTTCTCTACCAGTCAGCTTCTGCTTACCGTAAGGCCCTAAAGGATTTACCTTTCCGTCCTTATCTAATATTTTCTTTGCTTCGTGAAAAAGATTCATTGGATTATGCTCCGTATGGTGCAAGTATGGCTGACATAGCATCGTCATCATGTTTCTTCATGATGTAATAGATTTCGTCTCTTACGAATGTATCCATTCTACCCCAAACTTTATCCCACTGGTCGAGACCTTTCTTACTAATGACTGCTGGTTCCCCATCATCACTCTCTACTTCAATGCCTTTTTTAAGTTGTGCTATGATTGCGCCAACTTCTTTGTCATTGATAGTCTCTTCTTTCTCTAATTTCTGTAGGTCTTTATAGACTTTTGAATTGATTTTTAACTTAGACTTAACAACTTTCTCTGAGATATCTTCTTCACCCATGTTAAGTTTAGGTTTTCTATACTTACCCACTGGTGATTTTGCTTTATCTCTTGAACCCTCTTCTATCTGTCCTTCAAATACAGACATAAGAATTCTTTCAAATCCTTTGTCTTCTTTGATACCTAATTTTTTGATTTCGGCTGCAATCTTCTTATTGATGTCACCGACTTCTTTTGTTGCAGCGGGGCCTTGTGCAACTAGTCTTGCTTTTTGCATAAGAAGGTCTGAGTATTTTCCATACTTTCCAGCTTTCTCATTGAATGTCTCGGATTCTGCAACTCCGTCTAGGGGTGTAGGTAAGATTTCTTCTATCTTATATGCTTTCTTCTTTGATGCATACAGTCCTTCACTCTTTTCGTCTTTACCTTTCCAGTTTGCATCGATATAATCGTAGAACTCTTTCTCTTTGTCACCCTTAAGTTCTGCTGGAGATGTAACTCCAAACTTCTTAAGTGCAGCGTTAAAGAAATCCTTATAGTCTTTACCTTCAGTAACGATTTTACCAGCAGCTGCTAGTAAGTCGTCTGATAGACCGTGTCCTAATCCTTTGAAATTGTTCATTGTTTGAGTTCCCCTTTTTCGAAATAGTCGAACATCTTCTCTTTGCCTTGTTCATCAAGACGTAAAGACTTTGCAAGTCTACCTAACATGTTTTTTTCTGTAAGTTTTTCAGCTGTTTTAGCTAACGATAATTTTTCTTCTTCTACTATGACTGGTACTTCGGGTAGTTTATCTTCTGTATCCCCGATTATCTCTTCAGTACCTTCTGCAAGAGCTATGATTTTAGCTTCAACTAGTTTTAATTCGTCTTGTAATTTAGTTTTTTCTTCATGAAGTTTCTGCAATGCTCCGACACTTACATCTTCTTCTAAGTGTGCAATTAAGAGTTCTATCTCTTCATTTACAATGTCTTCAGCCGTTTTTTCTACCGAACCCTCTTTGCGTGGTTCAACGTAGTTACGAACTTCGTCTAGTTTTTCCTTCCAGTTTTCTGATTTATAACTCATAGTCTTATTTATGTTATTTGTATCCTAACGACGAGATTCCCCTCACCTTTTACTAACCTGTGATAGGTCATTCCTTGGATAAAATGGTCTTCTCCTCTGTTCATTTGTATTGGTAACTGGTCATCTATTTGCAGTTCCCAATGTTCACCTTCTAGAACATGTACCATTCGAGACTCCGTGTCTCTATGCCATACAAGTTCTGCTTCATTTACGGTATCAGTGAAAGTACGTATCATGTACTTTGTTCCTGTTCCGTGTTGTTCTAAAATTTGTTCAGTATACGGTTTAATCGTCTAACCCTTTAACATAAGTGTTATCATCTTTATAAGGGTTACCACCCTCATACCAACTACCTTCTTTCTTTTCCGTTGTTTCTATGTCTGTTAATCTAATCTGGCCTGATACCCAGTTCTCTGCACAATTCTCTGCATATGATTCTGAATGATTATGCACCTTTCTTGTTGCTAACCAGTCATCTACTTCATGTAAATCAACTTCCCAACCTTTTGGGGTCTTAAATACCTCGGCCAACCTGTTGTTGTCGCGATAAGTGTGATACAATTCTCTCATAATATTTATTTCCTACACCTATATTTAGACTACCAAAAAAAGTCTCCACCACCCGACAAACCTAATTGTTTTGCATAGTATGGTAGTCTGCAAGCCCAATAACCTGCTGTAGTCTTATCATTCTTCGTGTCGCATTGGTGTCTTGCAACAAAACTTTTACGGGCCTTATCGTTCTTTAACTTAACTTTCAGTCCTGTAGTATCACCCCAAGATATCTTCTTTACCTTGTCTCCGTCCTTAACGTAAACGTAATACTTCTTTGAACCACCCACTTTGGGTTTGTTCAACTCGGGTTCCTTCTCGTCTTCTTCTAGAATCATTGGACAATCCAATGGTACGAGTTCTCCTTCATGCACATCAAAATTACCGAGTTCTGTTTCGATGATGTTTCTATCAACTTCTGTAAGTCGATATTTGTTCTCTGCAACAAGTCTTCTTGCTTCATTGATAGTTTCAAAATACATCAATGACCCCAATCTAAATGGGTTATCAGTGAGGTTAGTTCCTTCTATCTGAAGCGTCTCTAGAGTTTCGTCTATTGCAACTTCCTTAAGTGTCTTCATAATTTAAGTTATTCTACTCTTCGGATTCTGACATATGGTATCCACTACCATCACAATGAGTACACTCTTTATCGTCTACTTCACCAGAGCCTTTACATTCAGGGCATACAACTTTGTCTGCTTCTGCAACGTCTAATGACTCCTTCTGATATGGATATCCTTTTAGGGGGTTAGGAAACTTAGTAGAGAAATGTTTCTTTTGCACTTCTTCGTTTACTGTTTTGATAGCCATCAAGTATTTCTCAACTGCTTGGCCTGGAGTATCCTCTTGATATGAAACTACTGCTTCATCTGTACCAATTTCTAGTACTCCGTTGTCTGTTTTATTACCTGTCATCTTATACCCCTTAAATTTCTTAATGCTTCTGTATTGAATTCTTTGATTGGTTTTCCATAACCACCACCGTGGTCTTCTGCAGTTTTAAGTTTTGCAAGTTGGTCAACCAAAGGTCTTAAATCGTGATTCTTATCGTTAGTGTTGTTTTTTGCAAAGACACCTACTTTGAATGCACTTGAACCTTTTCTTGGGTCACTGTATACAGGAGCTCCGTTTGCATCTTTGATGTTTAACTTATGTGTCTTACTGTATGCAGATACGATTTTCTTTGCTTGATTCCAGTCTTTCTCGGTTTGTTTATCATCACCTCTGAACTGAATTTCAAAATCTGTTATTCTTTCAGAACCTTTAATCTTATCAGGCCTGAACTTCTCGCCTAAAGACTCATTTGCCTTTCTGTCTGCATCTCTCTTTTTATCTATTGCATCGTTTGCTGATTCTTTCTCTTTTTGACCAGCCATCTTGTCGTTGTCACGGTCATGTCTTTTCTGTAGTGCTTCGACTTCTTGTTCTTGTTTGTCCTTAAGTCTCTCAATCTCTTCTGCTTGTTTTGCTTTTAGATTTGCAGAATCTACGGCTGCATCTTCCTGTATCTCTACCTCTTCACCAAATTTAAGGAATAGTTTACCCTTTTCTTGTGATTGAGATGTAACTTTATGTTTAACCATTGCACCAATGCTGTTTAGCATACTTTCTGCAGATTCGGGATTCTTTGCATAGGTCTTCTCTATCTTATCTGAGACTTTCTTAAGAATGACATCTGTGATATGTTGAATACCCGATACTAGTTTACCTTCTGAGGTGTCTTCTATTACAGTATTCTTTGGGTATGATTTCTTGATATATCTAAGAATCTCTTGTACTCTTCTACCATCAATTACTGCAAAGACTCTAAACTTACCTTGGTGTTTCTTTAGTATGACTTGAGCACCCATACCAGTAGTTTCTAGTTTATCACCCTTTGCTATAACGGATTTACCGACCATGTCTTTACCATCATAGAATGCATCAATGACCTTCTTATCTTTAGGAGATAATGCTTCTGTTAGGGTTGATTCACTCATTACTAGAGCACTCAACTGTTGTGCAATGACTTGCATCTGTGCAGCTGGAATGCTTTGGAGTGCTTTCACTTGGTCTTTAGTAAGACCTTTGATTTTCTTGAAGACATTTGACACTTTACTTTCATTGTGTACTAGGTCATTAAAGGTAACAGACTCTTTCGGTACACAATTAGGGACATCCTTTCCACCCTTCTTCTTCATACCGATTTGCTTATAGTTCTTCCAACATGGGTCATCTTCCGTCATCGGAGTTTTGCATGTATCACAACTACATTTAGGTGTTTTCTTTTCTTGTAATATCTTATCTAATATATCCATAGTGTTATTTATCGTTTTTTAGCATCTAATTCTGCTTGTTTCCAAGCTAATGCTTTCTTGTTAGAAGGTAATGACCCACTCCATCCCAATAGTTTGGAATAGAGACCACTTGCTTTCTTTTTGATAGCAGATAAGTCGTCGTCGTTTGTTACGTGTATGAAGTTCTGACCAAAGATTGACTTCATTTCTTTTGCATTCTTTTGCGCTGCAGTCCAGTCTGATTTAACTATCTCAGCAGGTACGACACGAGGTCTACCTAAATTTCTTTTCTGTGCATTTTCTAGTGATGCATCCACGTATACCATTTTGTAATCATAACCCATTTGGTCTAATAATTTCTTATAATTCTTAATCTTCTGTGCCTTTGCACTAGTAGTATCAAAGATAAGACCTAGTCTTCCTCTGAGATATGCATCTAGGTTCTTACCAGTAATCTTCTTAGCTTTTGCTCTGAGAGGGTCTCTGTCCTTTGCATCTACCTTTGAAAGGTCAAGACTTAGTCCTGCCTTCTTTAATCCGTGTTCAAACGCTGCATCGGTATTGACCATCTTAAGTCCTAATGACTTTAGTGACAATGCATCAACTACTGTTGACTTACCACTGCCTGGGCCACCCATAAGGAATACTGCCTTAAAGATACCTTGGTCGTAAACACCTTCGGTTATAAGGTCTTCAATCATGTAGTCGGGTAGGTGTGACTCAACGATTCCCATTCCTTTACGAATATCTTTGTATAGACCTTCTACATCCTTTTTATTTGTTGATGGAACACCTTGTGCAAATGCTTTAAAGTCACCGATTTCTGCAAGAGCTCTTAACTTGGATGCACTCATACCACTTAGGTCATCTGCATCGGGGTCTCTCTCCCCTGCTGATACAATTTGAATGTCCTCAAACTTGTAGTAACCGTGTCTTGCTTTGACACCATTGTATTTGTTCAGTAACATTTCGAATTCTTTGATTCTGTCTGAACCAACTACCATCTTAACTCGTGAGAATCCCTGTCTATGGAGTTCATTTGCAATATCAAATACAGTTCTTGCCTGTACGTCTGCAACTATCCTACCAAAGAACTTCTTAAGGTATCTTACTTTGACTTTATGGTCTAGAGGGTTTTTCTGTTTGTCGTTTGAATGGGATGAGAAAAGCATTGGTTGATAACCACCGCTAGATTCTTTTTTAAGCTTTGTAACTAACTTTGCATGACCAGTGGTTGGTGGATTGAATCTACCAAATGTGAATACAACACCTTTGTCTTTTGCTTCAGTTAAGAATTTTCCGAATGTTTTACTCATTATTTGTCCCAGTTCTTAATTGCAGTAAAGTTATTGAATGCAAACTCCATACGGTCTACTAGTTTCACAGCTTTACCTGTTCTATCGATTGCAACGTAACCTTCGGGGTTGACTGCTTCAAATCCCTTATCAGTTTTCTTAAACGTTCCAATACTCTTTACTCTATTTAGGGCAACGATAATTATCTGTTTTGCAACTACCAAATGACCCATGAAACTAGTGAGGTTTGTTACGAACTTCTTAAGTCCTCTTATCTCTCTTGATAAGTCATCACCGATTTCTTTCTTAATTTGTTTATGTTTTTCTGTCTTAACACCACCGACAACCTTATCTGCCCATATCTTCTCAAAGTGATTCAAGTATCCAACATAGGATGGGTTGAACTTACCTTGTCTGATTAATGAGTTACAGTACGTCTTGTAAGATGCACCAGCACCTTTCTTTGTGATAGTCATCTGTATGTCTTGGAACTTCTGTAGGTCTTTCTTAGTGATACCGTGGAATGCTTTACCTGTTACAGTCAACTCTTTGGTCAAGTTAGCAGTCTCCATTGCAGTCATTGAACTGTTACCAGTGACATCTTTGTATGTTGCATCGTCTAACCACACATCGGTACTAGAACCTAACTTAGATATGTTTGCACCGAATGATGCACCCAATCCTTCTATAGTGGCACCTTCGTATGTAGTATGGAATACAATTCCCATCTTAGAGTTTGCAATTACTTTACCGAGCTGAGAATCTACGTCAACTGCATATAAAATTGTGTTGGGTTGGAATGTAATGTATGACTTACCATCTATCTTTTGTGTCTTGGTGTCGTTAGTGTACATCAAGTCACCTTGCATGACTGTGTTCCAAGATAGTTTAGATAAGCATTTGAATGAGGTTAAGAATTTCTCTTTGAGGTTACCACTGAGGTCGGGACTGTTGTTTATCTCGTCTTCTGAGGTATAAAATAACGGTGTCTTGTTGAATAGGGATTTCTTTGCAACAAAGAACTGACCTGTTTCGGGATGTTTTCCACAAAATATAGCAGGAGCTCCATCCCATTTTACAGTCATGTTAACTGAAGATGAAGAATGCCCCTTCATCATATCTCTAAGACCTTGTAAGAAGTTAATTGCACCTCTGCCACCATCAATACCTTGATTGATGATTTCGTCTTCTAGATGTTCTAAATGTAGATTTTTTGCACTCATAGTAGATATTATACCACAGTTTGTGGTTCCTGTCTACTATTTATGGTTCTTTTTTAGCTACGGTGCTATGGTAGTTTCACCAGCATCGATTCTTGCTTGGATAGCAGCTATGTCGGTTACGTATGAATCTATTGATGCAGTAATGACTGCTGAGATTTCAGAATTCATTGCAATTGCATTTGCTGGAGAACTGTTTTCAGTCGAAGCTCTTTCTGCAACCATATCAACAAACATTTGGTCTAAATCATCTGCATTAACACCTTGTGTGTCATGCCAAGTTAGGAATGCATCTCTTCCAGCTCCTGTCCATTCTGCTGGAGTTGATGATGATTTTGTTGCACCAGTGAAATAAGTCTTATTGACTCCATTATGCCAATCTTTTTGATTAACTAGTGATTGATGATGTGCAGTTTGTTCTGCTAATAGGTCTGTAAGTTCTGACATGTATAACTCCGTGTGTGTTTACAGGATTATTTATGTTTTAGACAGCGGTGTCGAGTGCAATTTGTCCTCAATTTTATCAATTTTTTTCGATATTTTCTTAGATGCTGAGGTGTCGTGGTCTTTTTTTGCTTCTCTGAGTTTCTTCTTCAAAGCAATCTTCTCTTCTATTGCAGAGATAACGTCTGTGGATTTCAAATTAGTAGTCATAATATAACTGTATTTATAGCACTTCAGAACACCTGTTATAAGCTTCTGTTCCTGTAGTGCGTTCTATTTGTGTTCTTGTATCCCAATCGTATTGTGTGCATTCTTCAGTAAGGGAACCATTTGTCATCTGTTGTCTAAACAACCACGAATTGATAGAGGAATTACCACCTTCATATAGGTTGAAGTCATCTGCATATAAAAGATACGTGTTGCTTTGTGACCCACTCATAGACATATCAATTGTAGTGATATCATTATATAACTGTACTATATCTGAGGTGTTCCTAGTACTCATTAGAGTAACAATGTTATCTGTGTAGTATGGGTTATCACTGGCTCGGATTCTTAATTCAAAACCACTAGTTGTGGCATTCTTACCACTCATAATGACTGAACGATAACTATCCCTAACTGCAAGTTCTATGGAATGGTCACCTATAAATCTTACGAAAGTTTTCTCATAGTTATATCCACCAACTTGTTTTTGTTGTTCTACGGATATGTGTACTCTGTAACCACTTACAATAGTTTCACTCTCTTTATTCTCTTCATAGTTCTCTGATATGATTACTGAAGCGTTTGCTTCTAGATTTGCCATAGTAATTGCAATGGGTAGACCATTTTGGTCTAATATCTGACCTAGAGAGTTACCCTTAACATCGTTAAAGTTATGTCTACGGTTGTATCTAAACCACTCGTCTTGTTGTGTACTGATACTTTGATTTTGTATGTCGAAGGTAACAGAAGTGAATTCTTGGTTTTGTAGTATTTTACCAATGATTGTTTCTGTTAAGATTCCTCTGAATCCCATGTTGTATTGTTGTTTGAGAACATTCTCGACTTTGTGTAGTGTGGTAAGGAAATCTACAACTTTTTCACCTATGGCTTGTTGTGTGGTATCACCCGACGCTATGAAATCGTCATAGAAATAGTATCTACTGATATTGAAATTGGTTTCTAGGTTGTATAAGAAATTGTTGACATCCTGTTTAATGTTATCTGCAACACTGTTTGCACTAGAACCACAACCATCTGCAACTGTTATGCCACTAGGTAATAGTTCATTGATTGATGTGACCAACATAGTAGTGAATGGGGTAACATTTGCTTTACCTGTACCCATTTCATGTGGGAAGTACAACATAGTGTATGCATCGTTCACATATCCCCTTGTTGAATCCCATGCACCTACTGGTACCTCTGCAACTCTTGGACGGTTTAACCCACAATTGGTAGTGAAGTTTGTTACTGCACTAAATTCTGTTGCAAGGAATTCATACTCATTGTTATCAGTATTGTAGGTTCCCGAAGGTTCACCTTCATCCTGTACTAGGTTGAAGTTAAAGTCGACAAAGACATTTGCACCTTCGACGTATCCGTCAATGACTTTGGTGCCATATATCGGGGACGAGGAAACTGGGGTGGTAGTGGGAAACTGAAGTTCTGCAAGGGTAGGTGTAACTGCTGTACCACCACCGCCACATGATGATAATATCACCACTCCAG